CGCTTAACAATGAAAAATATATTACCAACATATATGCTATTTGAATTGCCAAATTAAAAGCAGAAAACTCAAAATGCGATAAAACACGATTCACTGTTTCATTTTCATCAACAAGATTAATGATTCGTATGAGTTCCGTTGATATAACTGATGTAATTATAGCCATACCTGCCAAGGACATTCCCAACAAAGTAAACTCCCCACCTAAAATCGAAAGCAGAATCTGTTTTAAATCATCTTGAATGTTATAAAATGCCTCATAAATTCCAAACATCTTGAACAAAACAACTCCGAGGATCGCCGTGACACCAATAGCCATATTTACCTCAAAACAGCCTACTGCAAAATAATCTTTCCAGCGTTTGTACTTTTTTATCCTTTCTATCATTCTTCGTCACTCTTCCCCTCTCTTCATTAATGGCCTTAGTTTTACTTTGAAAAGATTTTCAAGAAAAGACAAAATACATTTTCTCATAGTATCGAACATCTCTTCTTTCTTATACATTTCAAGAAGCTCTGTAGATTCTAAATTGATTTTGGAAAAATATATAATCATATCGACCTCTCCATTTCGACGTTTTTTTTCATTATACCACACGTTTCATGGAAAGAATATACAAAAAATCCCCCTGCTATTATTACACATCTCACAAGTAGACTCTTTATATTTCAAAGTATAGAACATATGTTCTTTAATGTCAATGTATACATAACAAAAAGACACCCTCTCTCAAGGATGTCTCTCTGTGCCTGGAACGTCTGGGTGGAGATCCCTAAACCAGGCTAACGGACCCTCCAGGAATCGAACCTGGGACACAGTGGTTAACAGCCACCTGCTCTACCGACTGAGCTAAGGATCCGAAGAAGGGGGGCGTCCAGCCCTGGACCGGAACCAGAGCCAGACGAACCGGCCACCCGGCTGTGACACCTGGCGACCGTCGATTTAAGTGTAAGCCGTCGGCTGTATGCCTTTGGCTTCATGGTACACTATAACATTTTGAAGTGGGACATTCAGGACAAATGGGACAAATTTTAGGACACTCCTAAAAATCTCTGAAATTCTTTTTTAACGCTTTCTCCCGTTGCCCTTCTTCCCATTCGCATTGCAACCTGTTCCCATGTCATATCCTCAAACACCCGGTACCGGATAATCCGCTGCATCCTTGGGGATATTGTGAGCATCCAGGCCTCCACCTGCTGCTTGATCTTGGCCGCCGCCTCAATGCGCTGCTGTAAAATCTTCTCCTGAACTTCTACACTTCTGGGGTCTTTAAGCACAGAATACGAAATCCCCTGCACATGAAAGTTATGGGCTGTATATGGGAATTCTGGCGAGGAACCTTTTACAATATCCTGCTCAATCCTCTTTCTCTGCTTCCTCAACTTCCGGATCTCCTCCTTGGTATCCTTAATCAGCTCACAGGCATCTATGTACTGCTCTAATATCTGCTTGTCCAACGGTATCACCTCCTCGCCCTCAAAATCCTCTGTCTGGCCTCATTCCACTCATCCGCCCAGGTTTCCATATCCACTCGGACAATCAGGTACCGCTTCTGGTACAGGATTCCCATGTCGCTGTACTTATCGACCTGAGGCCTACACTTCCAGCCGAATCTCTTTTGCAGCTCAATGCCACTGTACCGCCCCACAAGCTTCCCGCAATCATACAGGTCATAATATACTGGCCCCGGCATAACATCACCTCCAAATCATCAGCACCGCCATCAGGGAGCCCCAGACCATGAGGTAATCCCATCGGTCTATATTGTGCCGCATCAAATTGATTGTCCCTATTATGACCCACATGATAATCACTACGCTCTTAAGTACATTCAATTTTCTACCTCCTGTATCTCTCATCCGGGCACAGCGACGTGTACGCATACGCTGGCATCCGCGCGGACCATACCTCCAGTTTCGGACCCCGGATTGCATCCATGTCACTGGCTGCCACTGCCCTCTCCCTCTGTAGTCGGTTCACTCGTCTCTGGGCCTCTGATTTTACAATCCCCAAGCTGCATCCCTTCTTTCTGCCCTCGTAATAGGGCAATCATGTATTCCAGGTATGGATTTTTCTTTTGCCACATGGCCTCATTCGCCTCCTCATAGGTAGTCTGTGTAGTTTCCGCCAGTTATTACTTTTTAAGACAGGAAGTAATATATTGGCAAGTGATCGTGCCATTTCTACATAACTTCACTGTTTTTATGCTTGCAAAACAACTTTTTGATAAAATTCATAGCTGATCTCCTAAACCTTAATTTTCTTGTTTGTATTCTTCTCCGCAAAATGGACACTTTGATAACATTAAAGGAATTTCCTTTGTCCTTTTCTTTCCAAATTCTCTGCAAGTAAAGGATAAATACACTCTACCTGAAAGCAATTCTACCGGAGGGTCTACATTTACATATCCCCCAGCTTCTTTTATTTTGTAACAAATTTCTTTAATACAATCACACATATTCTCCTCCAAATCTCAGTTTAACTTTGTACAATTCAAAAAATCATCTGGTCCATTTTTGGTAAATGATACATTCAATTTTTTACAAAAATTATATGGCAAAACACCATGTGTGATAATCTTCCGATGTTCACAATTCAAACATTTCTTCGGACATTTTCTATCCGCATACGCTTTCTTGTCTTCATCTGTCATATTTTCCTCTAAATCTTAATTCTCTCTAATAGCCTGTCCACACCATTTGCAATGCCCTGCAAACAGATCTGCATCTCTTAGCCCGCTACCACATTCAGGGCATTCGTATTTTTCTCCCATTGCCCAACAACTTGGCAAAGCAACCTTCGGAGTTTGTTTTTCCAATGCCTCATATGCCAGTTCCAGAGCTTCATACTGGTCGGTTGTAGGCGCACCCTTATGCATACGCTTGATAATATCAATGGCCTCTTCTGGCTTCATGCTTTATTTCTCCAATCTCTCGATACAACAACTACTTGTTTAATACCACAACTGTTTACAACAACTTACCCTTTCTTGCCCTGATACGGCTCCGGCAGCGGCATCCAGGCGATAACGGAATAACCTTGCCCGAAATCATCAAACCACGTACCATCCGGAGCAAAATTCAGTGTTGTTGCTTGAACTGCGCCTTTTGTCATTACATTAAATTCTGGACAGTAATCGTCTTCTGTTCCTTCCGGCAGTCTCTCCTCCACGGGAATCCAGCGGTGCTGCTCCTTAAGCCGTTCGATTTCTTCCGGTGTCAGCCCGGTATCCTCGTATGCCGCCAACCGCTCAATCAGTTCATCTTTCTTGTTTGGGCTCCAATATCCCGTCTTGATCCCGCTACTGCGGGGATGTGTTAATCTCTCCATGGCTCTTTTTCTTTCCTGCACGGCATACACCCATAATGGATATGCCACCCACAACACTCTCTCATCATTGCACTTCCTCAGCTTTATCTTCTCATTTTCTGTATCCCGGAAATCAAAGCTTTCCGGTTTTCTGCTGCAATTACATCTCGGATTGATTCTTCTGGAAACGGGATTTGATAGGTTCGCTCCTTTATCCGGTTTACAATCCGTTCATCATACCGCAAATCCTCCAGGTTGGAATTGCTGGTAAAAATCGTCGGCAGCTTATCCTGATACCGCCCGTTGATAATGGCATAAAACCGTTCTCCTATCCAGTCTTTTGGTACCTCTGCGCCAAAATCATCAATCACCAAAACATCTACGCTTGCAAGTGCTGACAAAAGGCTGCTCTCGTTTTCATCCCTGCTACTCCAGGATGCTTTGATTTCATTGACGATTTGCACGGAACCTGCAAATTTTACCTGCATCCGGTATTTTTTTATCAATTCATTTGCGATACTGGCTGCCATCCTTGTTTTACCTGACCCTTTTGTATCAGAGTACAGGTACAGCCCCATTCCGGCAGATCTCATATCATTCAGATTATCCAGATAATATTTAACCGCAGAACACGCCTGCCTTATCGTTTTCCTGCTGTCCTCTTTCCGGTACACGTCCAGACAGAATGTATTGAGTTCCATGTCTGCAAAAGCCTCTGGAAGATTAGCGAAAGACAGCTTGCGCTCCATGATCTGGCGTTCTACCAGACCGCACTCACACCGGCGTCCATACTCTATGCCTTCCGCATCGCGCCAGTACACCCAGCCAGTCCCATGACATTCAGAGCATTCAGAACCCTGTGAAATCTTCCCCGGCATTTTCAAGATAGTTTCCTGCCTCTCTGTTCTTATCCGGCTTATCATCTTCTCCAAAGCATCCACCTTTTTCCCTCCTCTCCCGTTTTGCTGCGTCAATGACCCACTTCCTAATAGCCAGGTAACTGCTCTTGTGTTTGTACCCCTTCATTTCCACATACTCATCCAGGTACCGGACAGCATCTGTGGTCAGGGAAGTTCCGTACTCGCTGGTCAGTTTTTCAAGCTCCTGGTCCGTCAACAGGACGTGACCGTATTCACCATGCTTATGTTTCACCTTTGACGGGTCGGTGGGTTCTTTTGATACGTTAGTATCTTTCTTATTGTTTTGTTTTTGTTTATGTTTATATAATGTGCTACTGTTTTGCACACCATCTTGCATACTGTTTTGATTACTGTTTTGCACACCATCTTGCATACCAGCTTGCTTACTATTTGCTATAGTGATACAGTACACTGTCGTCTTGGTTCCCCTTTCCCGGAAATCAATCAGCCCTCTTTGTTTTAATTCATTTCTCGCTTTCAGTATTCCTGACCTGCTCATTCCCGTCAGTACTGACAGCACTTGATTCGGCGCTTGAAACCACTCTGTCCAGTTGCTTCTGTTGCATACATGCAATAACGCAAAATATAACGACACCTGCCCTGTAGACAACGGATTTGTCGTGGCCGAATCCCAGAAAGAATTGATTATGGCTATGTAATTCATGTTTTCACCTGCTGTCTATCTCCCTGCCTGCTTCCCACTCCCTGTATATCTGGATCCAGTCTTCTAGCCGCATCGTCACCAGCCATTCACACCGGTCTTTCCTGTGGAATACCGCCGGCAGAAGCCCTTTGGCGGCGTCTCTGACCGCCTGTGATACTGCATCCAGAAGGTTCAGCTTCTCTACCCTCTTGCACTCTATATGGATACCCGGGAGCCCTACCACGTCCGCATCACCGGAGGCCCCGCAATACTGCTGGCCCCTGCGGCAGTCATAACCGTACTCCCTCAAAAGCCCTGCCAGCTCACGCTCCCCGCGCTTGCCTTTCTCTCTCTGTGATCTTCCCATGCTATTACCTTTCAAAAAGGGCGGCGGTCAAAAGGTACAAACCCGGCCGCCCCGGCCAACACCTCAGGTCATTTAATACCGTGACATATCAAATCCCACCAAAAGGTATGTAACTATATTTTATTTTTGGAGGAACCACCTCCTTTCACAGATACCGGTCTACCAGCTCTGTCACATCTACATCACGGCCCCGGCTCCACTCATCCCAGAAATCAACCGTACGGGATACCGGGCGCTCCTTTGCAAGCTCCACCTTAATCTTAAGCGGGATTGGCACCGCATCCCCAACGATCAGAACCTCACCCGGGTTGAACATCGTAACCGAATCTATGATCTGGTCATCCCCGTCCGGAAGCATCCCCTTAATGAGCTGTTTGTCATTGTCATTATTAAGCTTGCCGATAATCATGTTGGCACACTGGGCCACGATGGTCCGGTTAAGCTCCGAGGGCCTCTGGGTCGCCGGGAAAAGCGTGATCCCAAACTTGCGGCCTTCCTTGGCGATGTCCTCAAACACCTCCACCATGCGGCGCTGGCTGGCCGTCAGCTGGAAATTATCAGGTATATATACATGTGCCTCATCACATACGATCGTCACCGGGCGGATATGGTCCATATCCTGCTCACGCTGCAAGTCAAAAACCAGCCTTGTCAGCACTCCGATGATCGTCAGCGCCACATCATGGGGAACGGCAGAAAGGTCTATGTTCTTTACAGGCTTGTCCCCTCCTAAAAGTGCCTCCGCCAGATCGTAAAGGTAGGACTGCGGCTCCCCGTGGAAGAGGAAACCATAACGGCTGTCCAGCATCCGGTCCCTCAGGAGGTTCACCGTGCCTGTAAGCTTGCCATTGTACTCCCCCTTAACCATTTTGGGCATTCCTGCCTTATCACCGGTTTTGTAATACTCCCCGGTCCCTGTCACCTGGCTGTCCATCTCCTCCATTTTCTGGATCAGTGCCCTGTAACTGAAATACACCGGCTTATTCTCTTTCCCTTCCGGGCATACCGCATAATAGGCTTTCCTGAGCGCTGTCATAACTGTGGTGGCGGATTCTTCCCGGATTTTAAGAATATTCGCCACAATATCCTGAAAACCGAACATCCATACCGGGAAGTGGAACTCCTCACCGATCCGGATATTGGATGCATAGGAAAGGCTGCTGTACTCTCCATGGATATCAAATACAATTATGTTGGCCCCCGGAAGCTTTGCAGTCTCTTCCAGGATTTTTGCCACGGTCTCCGATTTACCGGAGCCGGTATTTCCCACAATACAGGCGTGGCGCTGGAAAAACTTATTTCCATCCACCCAGGCCCCGCAGCCATAGGATGCATACTCCCCGATCCGGAAACCGGAACCTTCCGGGCCTGCGATCATTCGCTCGAACTCTTCCGCCCCGATCTGCTCGATCTGCACATAGGTAGTCGGGTATGTGTCGATGGCTTTTAAAAATTTCCCATCCTTAAGGCTTCCGATGATCGTGCAGTCAATGCTCTTTACGCCTGTAATCTCTGCCAGGAAATCCTCTTCCCCGATGCGTTCCTCTCCGTCCGTATCCGTAAGGCCCGTAACCATTGTCACAAGGGCAGCCTTCCCGTCCGATACCTTCATGAGGTCATTGATCCGGATATCCTTAAATTCCGCCAGGTTCGTCCGGATCTGCACCCGGTCTGTCAATATTTTTACCAGTTTCATGTCCATGCTCCTTATATGTCCAAAAGTTCATTGTAACTGCGGATGGCAGCCGCTTTTATAGATTTACAGTAATCACATTTTCCACAGTATTTCGGTGGGACCAGACCAGCCTTGACCTCCGCAAAATGGTCTATGTTATACCGGATCTCATCCAGTGCGAGGTTTAAGGTGGTCTGCGGGATCTGGAATATATCCAGATCAACCACACGCTCCTTGGTTGCCGCCGCCAGATAAAACGGAAGCCGCTCATCCGTCACGGCAAGCACGCCGGCCTGATAGACAGCCCCCTGCAGGTCATACCGCCAGAGGGGGAGGCTTTTGAAATTTGCCACTACCTTAAGGTCTGTGATGCAGACCCCCGGCAGATAGCTGTCCATCTTGATCTTCCATGGAACCCCAAACAGGTCAAAGGTCATAATGGCCTGCTTTTCCCCTCCCATGAACTGCATAAACAAAGGATCTGACTTCACCCGTCCAATGATCTCATTGGCTTTTCTGAACTCGCTTTTAAGCTCATTCTTACGGGTGTATATTCCGGGATTCTCTTTCATAAACTCCGGCAGCGTCCCCTCAAAATAGGAGTCCACAAACGAGCCGACCAACAGCGCCCTGGTGACAGGTCTCTCATATTCCCCGTGGATCTTCGCCATGGCCATGGCCTCGCACTTCATAAAATCCTTGTACTGGGAAACGGAGAAGAAGCATTCATTTGCTTCTTTCCCATAATAATTATGCTCTGTAAGTACCATCACTCACTCCTTCTACCGGAACGGGGTCTCCGGGATTTCATCCGGCGGCTGAGTTCCGGCTTCTGCCTGCGGCTTTTCAGCTTCTTTCGCTTTTTCGGCTTTTTTCTTCCCGGAAGGCTTTCCTGAATCCTTTTCAAATGGGTTATTGACCTCTGGTGCTGCATCCTGGGAATGGTCTGACAGATCAAAATAATCCTCCCGCTTTGCCATGCCGTCCTCCAGGGACTTGTACACCCGTTTCAGACGCATCAGGTCATTCATGGTAAAGCTCTTGACATTGCAGCCTATGTAAGCCTCGATCATCGGAATGGTTATCCCGTACTTTTCCTGAAGAGTAGCAGTTGATGAACGGATCAGGTCTTCCAGCGGAACGCCTCCATTACTGTCTGTCAGCGTTGCCTCGCACTGGGCGATAGCTGCATCGATCACATCTCCGGGGATCACACCCAGGATACACGCACGGAGCCGCCTTGCGCCCTGGTTTGCGATCATCTCATAGATATCCCTCGGATCCGTCAGTACCTTATTCCCCTGCTTTGTGCTTCGCACATGGGGCACTGCAAAGATCTTAGTCTGACGGGTATTGGTCTCTAAATCCCAGGCATACGCCATGACCTGGCTTTCCCCACTTCTCTGCTCCAGCTCTGTGATGCCGAAATCAATGTTGCCCCAGTTCTGAGCCATGGCCTCTGCCAGACGGATAGACGGCCCGGTTACCTTTGTGGTGCCTCTTGGATATTCATACATAGCCTGTTCTGCAAGGCTCCTGCGCTTGCAGGCCTGCATGATCCGGTTGAAACTTTCAACCTCATTGCGGGGGAACTTTTTGGCGATCACCATTGCCGCCTGTACTTCCTGAGCCTGACGGGAAACCATCATCTCAGTACCCACGCCTCTGCCGGATACCTGCCTGTTTTCCACACCTTCATAGATATTCATTACATTTTCCATCATATTTCCTCCTCTATCTCATCCCAGTTCCCGGAATAATACCACTCTACCAGTGCTTCCTTAAATTCTTTCTGTTCTTCCAACGTCCCATGCAGACAGCGCTCCAAAGCGTACTGATATGCCTGATCTTCTTCTACGATCGTCCCAGCCTCAGGGCCTATTCCTTTATAGTACATTCTTTCTCCTTCTTCTCGTCGCATTCAGCACCCAAATCGAACCCCAATACTGCCGCCACAGTCTCACATTCGATCATCGTATACCTGCTTGCCTTAATGATTCCAGCCAGCGCATTGACCCGCCCCATAAGCATCAGGGCTTCCTCATACTGGTTGTCTGCGCAAAAAACATCGTTTTTTCGGTTTGCCATCTTGATTTTCCCTCGGTTCTCCCTCATAATAGAGGGTGTTGATTTTTAGTTTCCGGACCTAACACAGTTGCCGCTGTGCAGGTCCTTTTTCTTCTTGTAACTCAGGCACGGATACAACCTGCTCCGTTCTATGCACCGGTTCTTATTATGGCAAGTGCCGCAAGCATCCTTGTCCATCGTCCTCACCTCCTCTCACAGTGCTATTATTCCGGTAGCCATCAAAAACAGCACCGCTGATTCTACGCCCAGCAGGAACGCCATCGCCGTAGACATCCTGCCGAACAGCCGCACATCCTTATGGCTCTGATCCAGCTGTTCCCTCATGATCCGGCCCAGCTTCAGAATCTGATCCTCTTCCTCCTGAGTGACTACAACGCCCTCCACTGGGGGCTGGCACCTAATTGCTTCTGATTGCATTTTCTTCTCCTCTCATTGCCTCATATAGCTCTAATTTGTCCATATTTGCCACTGTGCGGCAGTTGTTCCGCAGAAGCTCTTGGAAGAACCTGTTCTTTTTCTGCTTCTGCCTGTTCTCTTATAACCTCTGCTTCCTTTTCCATGTTTTCGGCCCAACGGCTCAAATACTCTGGAAGCATATCCTGGTTAATAAGAATACACCTCCCACTTCTACTGGATGGGATGATTCCTTTGTTCACAAGATTTCGGAAGCACCATTTTGTGATCTGGGTTTCCGGGTCCTGTTTTTTCAACCACTCATAACACTCGTTAATCCCTCTCATTTTTGGAATGGAACTCATACTCTCACCTCCCGTCCTCAGTCTCTGCGAAATACTCCACCGGAACATCAAAATACTTGGCGAGGATTAACAGCTTGTCAAACTTAGGGTTACTTCGTCCATTTTTCCAATCGGAAAGAACCGACTGAGCAATACCTGTTTCTTTAGAAACTGCATATGCTGTTTTGTTATTTTTATCTAATAACTCAGCAAATTTTTCGTACAAAATTCACACCTCCTTATTAAGTCAATACTATTGCAACTACTACGGAAATGTGATATACTTCGGTTGTAAGCAAAAGCAATCATATTTCCGTAGCATATACCAGAAACCGATGCAACGGTTTTCTTGTGTATGCTCATACTATACTACGGATAGCCGCTTTAGTC